TTAAGACAGCGGGTTTCTTTCCAAAGTAGGCGACCCAACTTTTCGAGTGTCTCAGGGTTGTTGGGCCAACCAACCGAGATCGCGGTCGGAAACCATTCTTGGCAGTGAACCTCAGACGGTACGGATACCACGGTCGTTGACGGTTGGGTCGTTGTTGTGGTAGTGGCCGCCGTGGTAGTTGTTGTTTCTGTGAGTTCCTCTGCGCGGTCCTCAAGTTGTTGGGGTGTCAACATCCCAAGGGTGACCGTTGAGGGCACAGGGACGGTCTGAAGGGGCTCTGCGTTGCCCTGTACGCCTGTGATTGCCCACAAAGCGCAAGCCCCATAAGTTAGAAAAGATAAAAGTAGGAATCGTTTAAGGTTCATTAGTAGTCCTCTGATAGGTCCGCAACTGATTTGCGGGTGCTGAAAAAGCCTTCAAATATCGGGTTTTCTTGCATGATTTCTCGAGCCATGAAAGCGCGGTAATTGTTGTTGAATTTAAATTCGCTGGTGGGGTCGTTGGTTGTTGCGTGTTGATAACGCAACACTTCGACGAGAGCAGCAATGCCGTAGTGCGTGTGACCTTGAATGTGCAGCTTGTAGACCATCTGCAGTAGTGCGGGCATGACCCACGGGTTTGCCTCTTTAAAGGCTTCGTATTTAAGTTTCTCGGCTGGAACAGCGAGAACGTCAAAAAGGGATTGTTGCATTGCTTTCCTCCTGCGGTCGGGGTCCACCTATTGGGGGACGCACTTGGTTGCCAGTCATTTGACCGACTCCCAAGCCGATTGTCAAGGCACTACGCAAAGATTTTGGCAAAAGCCTTTTCTACCAGTTCGGCAGAATCTGCCATTTTGGGTGAAATTTCTACATGGGTCCAATCGCCCATGGGGGTGCCTGCATTGCGTTGTGGGGTCCACGCCTTGAACGCGTCACGGTCGCATCGGTAGCCACCGCCATATTTGGTTAGGTTCGGGATCGGGCAACCTACGCCGTCGTAGCAATGGATCTCTTCTATGCCCAAAATGTCGCGGTGAGCAAACAGGAATTCAACCATGGCTTTGCGTGCGTCCGCGTTCTGTTTGGCGGTCCCTTTACCTTTAAGGTCCACGGCCCTCCATGTTGCGTGGACGCTGAGGTTGGCTGATCCGCGCATCGGACGGTTGGCGTAGATTCCAAGCGATTTCATGCCAAACAAATATTCCATGAATTCGACAAAGCGTTTCGTGCCGGGTCGTTCGGTTGGATGGTTGCCGTCTTTGTTGCCTGTGTACGGTCTAAGACTCATCTTTTTCTCCCTTGTCTTTGAGGCCGTTACTGGCGAGTAATCCTGTCAATGCTCCAGCGAGTACCAGTAGGACGCTTGATAGCACTTCCCACGCTTTGGAGTCGTTGGGTGACACTTCGAGAGGCTGTACGACAAACGCAAGCGAATACAAGATCATGCCGATGGACATGATGAATGTGAGCGATAGTGCGGCTCCGACCATGAGAACTAGGCGCGCTTTGATCTCGGAGTTGGTGTATTTCTTCACGGTGTAGTCGCTCCTGTTGAGGTGTCACATCTGGGCGCTGTGGGTTGAGTTTCGCAGTTGTTTCGAGTGCGGTCATTGCATCCAGTCACGACGAACATGAGGACGACTGCGAGAGCTGCGATCACGGCGAGAGTTTTCATCAGGCTGGCCCAATATCTTCCACTAAAAGCCATGCTTTTAATGTTGCTGAACGTGTGGCGGTACCAGTTCCGGCACTGGCTTGTGCTGTTGCTACGAAGTTTTGTGTACCAGCTGTCAAAGTTACGACAGTTGAGCAAATACCTGCGCCTGCATTACCTATAGTTACCATTGTGACGTTAGATACTTGTTGCAGGGTTCCAGTCAAATTTGTTAAACGTAAACGTAATTGGAATGTGCCAGCAACTGAACCTAACAGGTTAGGTTCGAAGTAAGTGACACGGTAATAACGGTTTGCTACTGCCGTAAACGATGAGCCTGTTATCTGTACTTCCTCAGCGGTAATCGTGCTGTCAGTTGCTGTCACTTCGTTGTATGCCATGACCCCACGGGGGAACTGGTTGCATTCTGTGGCGGTCAGAATTTGCCCGGGGCTGAAGTTGTCGTTAGGTGATATTGCCATGGGTTAGGGCCTTTCAGGAAATGTGACGGTGGGGGCTGGTGTCCATGTGGCGGGGAAGTCGCGCAGCTGTTGGCGGTAGGTCGCCCATGCGGTTTTGTCGGTTGGTGTGTCTGGGATCATCGCCCAATCGGATTCGACTAAGAGTTGGTCACGGCGTAGCCTCATGCGTTCTACCAGCCATTCGTCAGGTGCCGTGGTTTCGTGGTCTGCTAATAGGTTCATCATGCCGTCCTGTAAGTAAAGTTCCATTGCATACGGTCGCCAGTCGCCCAAGTAAACGGGACAGTAGAACTCAAAGTAGTCAACTGCACATAAGTCGCATTCGCGAGAGTGACGTAGATTCTTGCTTGAGTCGCCGAGTTAATCGAAGCAAAACCATAAAGCGACAAAGACCCGCTGGTGTCATAAAAGTTGACGACGCTAGAAGTAAAACCCGGGAAACTCATTCCCGTAATTGTTGAATCAGGGGTAGTCGGCAATGATATTGCGACGTTTGCAGCAGTAATTGCGCTAGTGCTACCAAAAATAAATGTTCCGTAATAGTGAGTCAGTTTGTTAACGGTGGCGTAAGCGGACGAAAAAGTACCGTCACCAACTGTGAGACCTGATGGGAATGTCGGCGTGTATGCCGTATAGGTGCCGATGACCGTGTTGCCGATAGCCAACTTAGTTTGGACTGCCTCCATAGCGTCGTTAATGTCCGAGTGCTGTTGAGCGTGCGACGGTGAAGTCAACAGACTTGTCGCAGTCGGATTCGTGAAAGCGTCAATCGCTGTGGGATAAGTACTAGCCATAATTTACCAACCTAACCTTGAGCCGTTGTCGGCGGAGTTGTCGTTATATTCGTACCCGAACTCATTGTAATCAATAGACGCATTGTAAGTGATGCCAGTCCCGCCAAGCACACCGTTGTATTCGTTATTCAAAATGAAACCGAACAACTGGGTGTCAGTAAAATAGACAGTCCACAAAGTCCGAGAAGGTGTCGCCTGACAAGAAATGCCCTCTATTTTGACGTAAGCATAGTTAGGGCCTTGCCCGGGCAACTTGTAAGAAATGCCTGCAAAGTCTCCCGGTATCGTCCCGAAAGTAGAATACCAGTCCGCGTTAATTATTGGGTCAACAGACACATCAGTCCAAGACAATGAACCTGAAATAACGTCAGGGTCCGACAATGCTCTTGCATAAAACTGGGCTTGGCTAGTTGCCGTGGACGTCAAAAGCTGCGTGTATCGAGTGTATTGGCGACGAAAATTTGTGGGTTCCGTATTGTTAAAAGTTGACGCGCCGCTCTGATAATCAACGGTCACTTGGTTTGCAGAGAGTTGAGTGCCTGCCAAACGGTTGAAACTGTAGTACGGAATACCAACGTCACCGTCCAAAACAAAGTTCCAGTCGGGATCTAATTGGGAACTAAATGAGTGCAAAGTAATCGTTGACCCGGTTGCAGTAAACGCTCCACATTCTCCCAACATGATAGAAGAAAAGAAGTTGAGCAGAGTCGAATTACTAGCAACGGCGACATTATTAGTTTCCGTTTTAGATAGTGTCGGCGGGTTCATAGATGGCGGCGCGGTGACTGTGGCAGTAAATGTGTCGTAAATGTATTGCAACGATTCTTCAATGTATGTGGTGGAAGTATTCCAAGGGTATTGCGACAAAGTTCTAATAACGTCAATGCCGCTAACCACACAAGTCGAATTGTTTTCCGCTATCGCATCATTGAAACTAATGTCGGAAACATAGAAATATGAGCCATCTTGTAATTCGATGGTGTCAAATTGTTTAATGTTTCGGCATTGACTGTTCTGGTTACGGATAGTGATTGCGATCTGTCCGCCGTTCCAATCGTCAATGAAACTACGCCGACCTATCTCTAAATACAATGACAGAACGTCTGAAGTGAAATCTACTCCAGCGATAGAAACAGTCCAATCGGTTGCCGACATTAAAGGACGCCTTGCGGAAGTTTGCCGTAGGTGCGCGTGTACGCCTGTAACGCTCTAACTACTTCGTTAGGGTCTGCACCTTGGACATTAACCGTAATTGTGTTGCCACCCATTGCACCGTTAGGCGTAATGTTCCCAGACGACGACGGTGTAAACAACTCGGGCCCACGCTCACCCACAAGATACGTTCCGCCACCCATGACCGGACCACCTGAAGCACGAGCGCCAGAGATACCTGCAAGGGTCAAAGCATCGTATTCACTGATCCCACCGTATTCGGCACCTCGAGCAAGATAACGAGCCAATTCAAGCGCAGCTGCTGAACCTTGCGTTTTGAAACGGAGCAGAATTTCTTTTGACGAAATGTCGCCCATGCCACTAGCGATGAGTGCTAACTGTGCAACAAAGTCGGCGGCTTGCTGTTCATAGGCGTCAATGTCTGCTTGGGCACCCGAACCAAACGCTTTAGCGGCTGCAGCTTCTAATTCTTTAAGATCAGTTTTGGCGTTGTCTAAAGCGACTTCTTCATTTAGTGAGTCCGTTAGAACTTTCCACGCATTATCGGCATTGATTAGGGCGGTACTCATACCGTCCACGGCATTGTTAAACGGGAGGATGGCGTCCAAACGGGCTTGCTTTATTACATCTCTAAAGTCTTCTGCTTCCTCTCGTGCCGCTTCCATGTCCTCAGCAAACACTGGGATGACTTCTTTTTTGTCGGAGAACATTCCCCAAATGTCACTAAAACCTTCTTTAATGTCATCAACAACCATTCCGGCTGTGTCGCTGATGTCATCCCAAACGGAAGCAAAATAGGTTTGATCCCATTTCCTCTGTAGATAGTCCCAAGTGTCACCGATACCTGAAACCATTACATCAACCAGTTTGATGATGTCCGTCAGAATCGGAATAAGAAACTGACCGAGAGCGATTGACAGATCTTTTGCTTTGTCGCCGAATTCGTCCATGGTGTCACGAAACTCTTTGGCTTTTTTAAGTTCGGCAGGGTCAATGACTTGAGAATCAGAGACATTGCCCAAAGCCTTTGAAAGATCTTTAGCGCCCATCTCAATCAGGGTTGACACTGACTGCCAACCCTTACCGAGCAGTTGTGCAGAAACCTTTGCTTTTTCGGCTGGGTCCTTAATACCTTTGATTCGTTCAATAGTTTTTAAGAAGGTTGCGTTGACGTCAACAGAACCGTCCTTAAGATAAACAAGATCAACGCCAAGGTCACGCACTTTGTCCGGGTCTGCACCAATCGTTTTGTTTAGGCGACCGATAGCAGTCGAAACGGCGTCAATCGGAATTCCAATGTCGCCTGCAACTTCCATATATCGGGAAGCATCCTCAATGGCTAACCCTGTAGCGGTAGAAAACTTTTCGGCCCCTAACGCCAACTCTTGAAACGCTTTAACACCTTGAGCGGCGAAAGATACGAGGGCCGCGCCGCCAGCGATAGCGAACGAGGCGGCGTTTGCTTTGACACCATCAAAAGCAGCCTTAGAACCAGCCTTAAACTTGCCCATAGTTCCATCAGCTGCAGCAATGTCTGCTTTGAACTTTCCGAACTGGCGCCTGGCTTCCTGGATGCCTTTGTCTTGAAGGTCGGTAATGATCGGAATACGGATAGCCATTACAGCACCAACGCTTTCGTAAGGTTTGAGATTCGACTCATGACCTG